CAACAACGGCGAGCTTGTACCCCCGGCGATGACCATTAGCCCGCTGTTGTCATAGGCGATGGTATTGATCGCTGCCGACCCAAACCCGCTGGTTCTGGGTGTCCACGTCATGGCGTAGGACGCGCCAGAGGCCGGAATCATGCTGTCCGCTGTTTCGTCGGTTGTCGCGTAGGTCTGCGATGTTCCAGACAGCCCGGAAAACGTCTTGATCAGGTCGTCTTCCTCGCCATAGATGCGCAGGTTGTAAGTCGTGCCGGCTTCCGGCCCGATGCTCGCCTCGCTCTGCTCGACGATGTAGGCGGTTTGCAGCAGGCGGTCACGGTGCGCCCAGGAAAGCGCCAGCGCCGCCGAGCCATCGATCCATTCCGGATAGGCGCCCGAATTGACCAGCACCTTGCCGGGCGCATAGGGCCGGTAATGGCGCTGGTCGAAGGTCAGGCTATCGACCGGCGCGGCGGCGAGCGACAGCGCACCGCTGCTGCTGGCCGTGAGCAGCTTGACGTCGATCGCTTCGGCATCGGCATATTCCGTCGAGGAAACCCCCTGCCACGAATCGGCAAACCAGATACGGGCGCCCGCTGCATGCTCGGTCGGAACCGTATCGAGCACGCCCCGCGAGATCGTCGCCACCCCATCCACGGCATCGATGGCCGAAACCAGCACATACTCGGCATCGATGACCGCATAGCCGCCAGCGACGACGAGATCAAGATCGACGGCGTTTTCAAGGGAGATGGCGGTCGTCGTCTTGCTTAACGCAGCGACCACCGTTGCCGACGGGCAGAAGTCGCCGTTGCCGATTTCGGCATAATCGGCAGCGCCGGTGCGGGCGTGGATGCCGTAATTGATTGCCACGCCATTGGGCCGAACGGCCAGCGTTTCCAGATAGCCGGCAAGCGGATCGACATAATCGAGATCGGCCGCCGAAAGATTTCTCGCCAAATCCCAATACGGCGATTCGAGCAATTTCCGGTAGGGCGCGGCGGCGGCGTCGCCGGAAGGTTCGACCCATTCGCCGGGCTGCTCTGCCAGATAGGTATTGGTCGGCAGGCCGAATACATCTTCGACCGCATCGATAACGATGGCGCCATCCTGCAGCGTGCCGCGATTGACGGCCAGCACCCGATAGACCACATCGTCAATATCGTATTCCGGCCAGGTCAGCCGGAAGACATCGCCGGGGAATACCTGCCATGCCGCCCGCGTTGCCGTCAGCTTGATGCGGGCCAGCGGCGTCGACACCGACTGAATATCGCGCATCGCCACGCGCTGCGCCAGCGTAGACGTCTGGATGCCCGGATAATTTCGCGTTTGCGCGACTGCACCGCCCTGGATTTCGATATTGGCCATGTCCTGCGCCGTTACCGTGGAATCTTTCCCGGTGTGCAGGTCCGTATAGATGACGGTCACTTCGTTGATTGTCTCGCCCCATGCCTGGCGCTGGTAATCTTCGGCAGCGATCAGGTTTCCCGGGCCATACTGCGCCAGCGTTCCCCGGTCATAATCCGAGCGGATCAGCTTGAGCGCGAAAGCGCCCGTGTCCGGCCTGACATAGAGCAGCGCGCCGATGTGGTCGAGCACTATCTGCACAAAGTTTTCGATGGTTTCCTGCTGGCTCCAGAGAAACGACAGGCCGAACCCTTCTGCGTAGAGCGCATCGGCAGCCGCCGTGAATGATGCGCTATCGATCGATGACGTCGGATAACCCATGCCCCAGGCGCTGTCGGTAATGCACTCATAAATGATGTGCGCCGGGTTCATTGCCCCGATTGATGACGACGTGCTGCAGACAACGCCTGACCCATCCCACGACGAGGCACCGCCAGAAGCGCAGATCATCTCAACTTCGCCAACCGATGCGACGGTCGTTCCCGGTGGATAATTGTTGCCGGTGTCGTTTCCGATTGCGGAGACTATTTTCGTCGACGGATTGTATGACGACGAAATGTAATAGACCTGCTGCGCACTCGGACCAGCGCCAGCGATGTAGTTTGTGTTGCGAGTATCGACCGCTGCCCTGGCGATGTCTTCCACCGTCGCATTCGTCATCACGGGAACCGGAATATCCGTTGACGGATACGGCTGCCCGGTCAGTTGGTTCGATGCGGTCACATGCGACAGATAGCCGGAATATGAATTGCTTTCGACAAGCAGCGGGATTTCGGCCTTTTCAGGATACCAGGCGGCGCCCGTCGACCAGCCTTGGAGAATCCGCTTGACGCGGAACGCCCACGGCTTGACGTAGGGATTATTGGACGATACCTGACCGCCGCGCCAGATCGCCGACAGAATGCCGCGAAATGCCGGAATCGCGGCGCCTAGCTGGCTGACCAGATAGCTGTTTTCGGTCTGCGTCGATTCGCCCATCGCGACGTCAAGCACGCCGACAATGCCGCCTTCGCGCTTGTCGCCACCGAAAAGCTCCGGCGCATCGATGGCGAGCGATCCGCCAGTCGTCTGGCTGCCGTTCCATGCCTCGCGGTCGCCGACGATGATCTGGTGCAACGAATCCACCGGGCCATGGCAAATTCCGAACTGGAGGCCCATGTAGTAACGATAGCCAACCGTGACTTTTTTACCGCTGCCCATGCGACTCCCTTTCAGCCAGATCGATGGCGCGGGCGGCCATGGCGTTGTTTGTCAGGCGCAGGCGTTCGGCGGCTATTCCCTGCTTCAGGAAATCGGCCCAGTCCAGACCCTCGCCTGCGAACCACTGGCGCATGCCGCGATTGCAATAACCAAGCTCCCGGCAGTGGCGATGGAGGACAGTCGTCATTTCTTGCCGCCCTTTTCCTTGATCGCCGTCGTGCGCAGGTCGCCGTACCACATCACGGTCGGGCTTTTGACGATGACCGTACCGAACACCACTGGGATCGGCCGGCCTTCTTCGGCCAGCGGAATGTCGAAATCCTCCAGGGCGGCCGCCTTCGGTTGCGGCGGCTTCGGCGCCAGGGCGGCGCTGATGAAGTAGGAGGCGACCAGCAGCACGAGTTGAAAGACGAAATTCATGGCGCGGCCTCAATAGATGATCGTCCCGTCGAACGGGTTTTTCGACGGGAAATGCGGCATGCCGCCGTAGTTGAGACGGTTGTTGAACTTGCCGATGCAGGTGGTCAGCGTGTGGTCGCAGCCAGGATAAAGGCCGACCGTGGCGGCGGCGGCGATGCCCGGCAATGGAAAGCCGATGGTGACGACGGCGCCGACCTGCGAGCGGATGGCGCGGCGCTCGAAATAGCCGCTGGCGCTTTCCCATTCCAGATAGCCGCCGGCAAAATAGCCATCGGCAAAGGCGCCCACGCCGGCCAGCGTCAGCGCCGTTCCGCTGATCGATGAGACCGTCGTCGTCGTCTTGAACGTGGCGCGCGAAAGACCGCATCCTGGCCCATAGACGACGTGCGGGCAGCCCTTCTGATACAGGCGGCGCAGGCCGACGCGCTTGACCGAGGTGTAGACGCTTTCGCAGTGGATCTCGGCAGAGACGTTGTTGAACGTCACATTGAGCACGCGGCCCATCCACAGCGTGATCGCTTCGCCATCGCCGGCATGCAGGCGCTTGACGGTGACGGCGACGATGGTGGCCGGTGGAAGCAGCGAAAACAGGTCGAGCACGCCGAGGTGGCGGGCGCAGGTGATGGCCAGCGCCAGGCGGGCCGTCTCGCTGGTCGCCTCGACCGCACCGCGCGCAATCGGCACGGCGATATAGGTGTTGCCGCCATACGCCACATCGCCGTCGGCCGAGGTGTAGCGAAAATATTCTGTCCCGTTGAGGAATTCGTACAGTTCAACCGGACGCCCGGATTGAACCGAGGTTTCAATGGCTGCGTAGGTCATGGCACAGGAACCTCGATGCAGGGAACCGATACGGCGATGCCGGCGCGGGCGCGGTGGAGGAATTCGATACGGTCGGCATCGAAGCGCACGCAACGCAGGTAGCTGATTGTTCCGAAAGCCGAGACGGACACGGCAACGCCAAAGGGACTATCCATCGTCAGGTCGATGGTCGGCCGACCGCTCACCGACGGCCCGGCGCTGGCAGACGTGATACGCCGACGATAGACGGCGCCGGTGGTCTCGATCTCCAGGTCGCAGGTCGTGCGGCCTAGCGATGTGGCCCCCTTCGGCGCGAAGACGCGCAGCGTCGTGTCCGATGCCCCGACATTTGCCGCCGCGGCGAGGTCACGCTGCCAACTCGGCAGCCAGAAGGCCAGCCAGCGGCCGTAGCGGCTGCATATCCATGCCCTTTGCGCGGCGATGTCTTCCGGGCGGATGGCATGCCAGCGCATGGTGAACTTTTCGTCGGCAACGTCGCGTACCTTTTCGGTGGCCGGGATTCCGGTCATGTTGTCGAAGATTTCGCGTGGCCAGGTCAGCGACTCGGCCAGCGAGCCGGCGCCGACTACGGCCGGCAGCGGTAGCACGTCATGCCCACGATATTGGGTATAGGTGGTGGCGGCGTGCTGCTCTACGGCCGCAGCCTCGAAGGTAATGCTCGCCATCTGCAGATGGCCTGCTGGCCGATCGAATGTCAGTTCGACGGCTGAATGCGCGCCGTCGACGCGATAGATTCCGGTGGCGGCGCGCGTGGCGGAGACGGACTGAATGACGATTCCGGTTGGCGACAGGCTTTCGATGGTGCACACCTCGTTGTCGAGGATTCCTGACCACAATACGACCTTCTGCCCGGCGGCAAGGCCAAGCCCGGATGTTGAAAACGTGACGGATACGGAAGATCCGGCTGAAACCGGCCCGCCGTATATTACCTGCGTCCAGTCCGGGACCTCGAACGCCGTGGCGCTGCGGACAAGCGCCCGCGCCGTGGCTTGTCCATCGGCATCGAGCCAGTGGCGGAAGCTCCACAGCCGGCGCGGACGCTCGCGCAGGCGCTGGCGCTGTTCGCCGGCACGGGCGCGCAGCACGTCCGTTTTCCATTCGAGAACCTCGATGGTCTCGTTAAGCGGGACGAATGGCCACAGGCTCATGCAATTGCCTGGCGCATGGCTCGCGAATTGCGCTGCACGGCATTGAGTATCAGCCGCTCTCCGGCGGCGCTGCCGAGATAGTCACCGACGACTGAGGTATCGAAGGCGTTGACGATGCGGATGTTCTGGGCTGGCGCGGCCGAAGATGCGGACGCTGCGGCACGCTGCTGGTCCTTGGTAAGCACAAGTTCGCCCTTCTGCAGGATGGCCGGCACTTCGTTGGCGGCAAAACCGCCGTTGTGGTAGCGCGGGGCGTTGAGGAAGGCCGAGACCGGCACGCTGCGCGAAAAGCTGGAATCCTGGCCGACCACGCCGCCCGTGTGCATGGCTGCAGCGCTGAACAGCGATCCGACCCACCCCCAGTCACCGCCCTTGCCCATGGCGCCGAAAAGTTTCTGCGCGAGCTGCGCGGCCAAGGCATCGGCGGCCATTTTGCGGATGGCGTCGGCGAATTTTTTGACCATGCCATCGACGCCATCGGAGAACGGGTCGTAGAGGAAATCGGCGAGCGTTCCCTCGATATTCTTGGCGGCTGCCTTGGCGAATTCGTCGAGGTCGTCGATCGCTTTCTCGGTTTTGCTGGATGCCAGATCGAGGCGCGTGGTCACGGCCTCGAGGTACTGCTCTTCGGATATGCGCGCTTCTTCGAGGGCCTTGGTCAGCAGCAGCATGTCGTCGCGCGCCTGGTCGAGCTTTCCGGTCGGCGTCGCGTCGAGCAATCCGTTGAGGCGCGCCAGTTCGTCGGCGGCTGCCTTTGTGGCGCCGGTCAGGTCGTCGCGCACGGCCTTGACGATGGCCGGATCGAGGCCGGCGGCGGCAAGCTGATCTAGCTTTTCCAGTTCGCGCACCAGTTCAGCGGCCTTGACGACATCGGTTTTCTCGATCGCGCTGGCGATCTTCTGAATCAGTTGCTGATCGTAGTCGGTGAAGCTGGCGGCAGCGCCACCACCTGCACCTGCCCGGCCTTTGCCGCCGGCACCGCCTCCGCTGATTCCGCCGGAAAAGTTGAGTTTCTTGCGCGCGCCGCCGGCTTCATCGCCGAGCTTCTTCATGGCGGCGATATTCTGCTCGAGGCGATCGGAAAACAGCGGCTTTTCCAGGATGCCGGACATGTCAGCCCGGTATTCCTTGGCGATGCCGTTGAACAATTTAATGTCGCCAGAGGCCAGCGCGCTGGCTTGCGCGGCGGCGGCGCCAAGCGTCTTTCCGACAATATTGACCACTCGGGCAACACCATCGAAGGCATCGACCACGAAGCCGGCGGCGCGCACGGCGCTGGTCGCCCAGCTCTGGATGCTGCCGTCGTCGGCCAGCCCGCGCGCCGCGCCGCGCACGCCGTCAGTGCCGCTCAGCACGTCGACGAAGGTCTTGACCAGCACATTTGCTGCAGGCACCAGTTCTGCGCTGATGATCTTGACCACGGCGCTCTGCGCGGCGCCCAGGCGCTTGAGGTTCTTTTCGTACTCTTCCGCCTGCGCCGCCTGCTCGGTGGTGACCTTTGCCACCAGGTCACCGGTGCTGGCCAGATCCTTGAGGTAGGGCAGCAGCTGCGCGCCGGACTTGCCGAGCAGGGTCGTGGCCAGCGCCGTCTTGGCGGCGCCGTCCTCGTATTCGGCGAGGCGCTCGGCGACGATTTTCAGCTGATCCGCCGTGTCGACCGCACCAAGCTCCTTTGGGTCGAGGTTCAGCGCCTTGAAGGCGGCGCCTGCATCGCTCGATTCGTCGCCGACCAGCGTGACGGCCTTGGCCAGCTTGACCAGGCCGCCTTCGAGCAGGCCCATGTCGGTGCCGCTGACCTTGGCCACGTTCGCCAGCGCCGAGACCTTTTCGACGGTGCTGCCGGTGATCTCGGCCAGGTCGTCCATCGCTGCGGCGCCCTGGACGTAGCTGTCGAAAGCCTGCTTGATGGCGCCGACCGAGAGCGCGCCGGCCAGCCCGGCGAAGACGACGGTGAGGCCGGTGAAGGCTTTCCCGATCTTGCCCGCCGTCGCTTCCGACAGCGAGCTCATCTGCTTCAGATCCTTCTCGAAACTGGCGAGCCGGGTTTCGAGGTCGATCGAGAGCTTGGCAATGGCCATGTCAATCTTCCCTGGTGCGGTGGTGTTGCAGGATCACGGCCAGCCTTTCGAGCAGGCCGTCGAGGTCGGTGATGCCCATCCAGCCCGCCACGAGCGGCAGGCCGGACCAGTCCATGCCGCCGCTGCCGGTCTTGAGCAGGCTCACGACCTTGAGCGCCTCGACATCGGCGTCGCCGAGTTCGGGCAGCGCTTCGCCGTCTACCTCGATGCCGGCGGCCGCATCGAGGCAGGCGATCAGTTTTTTTCGATGCCCGCGCGCCGGGTTTCGTGGGCGATGACCGCGTCGATCACGGCTTCGGCCACCTTCTTCAGCGCTTCGCGGTCATCCTCGACCCAGACGCCCCACAGTTCCTGGCTGAACGGCGCGGGGTCGGAGGAGCCGGCAGCGGTGAAGTCGCATTCCTTGAAGCCTTCCCAGTCGACCGTGAAGCGCTTGACCTCGGGCAGGTCGGCCGAAATGCCGGTGACCTTGCCGTCGGCGTCGCGCTGCAGCAGGCCGCGCGTGTCGTGCTCCGACGGACGGCGCACGCGCACGCGCTTGCCGTCCGCCACCTCGACCCAGAAGCTGCGCTGCGCGAGCGCCGCGGCGACGAGTTGCTCCGGCGTCATCAGGCGACCGCCGGCAGGAAGAGCACGGAGCCCTTGACGGTGACGCTGAACGATCCGGTGCCGAGCGCGCCCTGGCCGACGTTTTCACCGGGCAGCGAGGGCTGGCCACGGAAGACGCGCTGGGCGCCGTCGGAGAGGGTAATGCGGAAGACCAGGTAGGCTTGCGACAGCGCGGCGGCGCGCACCAGCGAGAGGGCTTCCTCGTCGGTGGTTTCGAGCTTGAGGTCGAAGCTCACCGTTTGCGCGGCGAGCAGGCCGTTGGCTTCCTGCTTGATGACATCGAGCAGGACGGTGGTGTCGATCTTGTCGGCATCGCCGCCGCCGATGACGTAGGACGCGGCGCGGGACAGCGTCGACCACACGGTGACAGCGGTGAATTCGCCGGCGGTGAAGGCCGGGTAGCTGGTGGTGTTGATGCCCTGCAGCTCGAAGGTATTGGCAGCCGGCGCATCGACGCGGGCGGCCTGGCCTTCGAGTTGCGACATGCCGGCGACGTTGTCGAAATAGCCGACGGTGCCGTCAGTCAGGGTATGGGCCGTGCTGGTGGCCACGCCGGGGCTGGCCTGGGTCACGGCGGAAACGGTCTTGGCGGTACCTTCGGTCTTCGAGACTTCGACGCGAACGTTGCGCCCGATCAGGGGAGTTCCCATTTTTACTGCTCCTTAAATGAAAAAACCCGCCGGGCGGCGGGTGGTTGGGTGAAAGCGGTGCGGCAGCGGCGGGCTAGGCCCACCAGGTGATCTCGACGACATCGGCAAACTGCCCGACCTCGGCGTCGAAACCGGAGAAGCGGTTGTCGTAGGGCACGCCAGAGGCCAGCAGCGCGGCGGCAATGGCGTCGCCGACGGCCTTGGCCGCCGTGCGCGTGGTGCCCCAGCCGACGATGCGGAAGCGGTGGGCGGTGGCCGACAGGCTGTTGTTCAGGCACCATTCCGGCGTCGCCGCCTCGGTGCTATACACCACGGCCGGCAGCGCCTTGTCCTCGGGGATCGCGTCGGGAAAGATGCGGGTCGAGACCAGCGCCGCCAGTGGTGCGTAGCCGGCGAGGACGGTGTAGAGATCGGATTCTGCGGACATCAGGCGCCTCGCTTGTTGAGTGCTTCGATGGCCGGCACGGCTTCGCGCTCGAAGGCGGCCAGGGCTTCCGGCAGGGCATCGGCGCCGGCTTCCATGAACGGGCGCGCGGTCATCTTCTTGGTGCCAAACTGCACGAAGCGCCAATAGAACGGGTCAAGCTTGCTCTTGGCGCCGCGCTGTCCCTTGGGTGCCGGCTTGATGTTGACGAAGACGCCGACATCGCCGTTGCGGCGCGACTCTTTAGAGACGCGCACGCTGATCTTGCGCTTGAGCAGGCCCTTGGTGCGGTAGGCGGTTGGCACGGCCAGCACCGGCACGGCGGCGCGGGCGGACTTCTGCACCTCCTTGGCCCCGGCGCGCAGCGCCTTGACCAGCACCTTGCGGCGCAACTTGCCAGGCAACGCGGCGAGCGCCTTTTTCAGCTCGTCGATGCCGTTGACCGTGACTTTCACGCTATCGGCCATTGCGCACACCGTTGCTGGCCATGATCTCGAGCGAATCGGCCCAGGGGCCGGTGCCGGGGATCAGGGCGGTGATGTCGTGCGGCGTGCCCTTCCAGAGCACGCGCATGTCGTTGGTGAGGCCGCTGCGGGCGCGGATGCGGAAGCGCACGTCGACCACCTGCTGCGTCTGCGCGGCAGCGTAGAATTCGCGGCCGCGCAGGGGCACGACCTCGGCCCACACGGTAGCG